AAACCGCAAGCACTGAGGCAAGCAAAAGCACGACTTGCCCAGTTCAAGAAGTGTCACATGGGTCGTCCAAAAGGCGACCTTTCGTTTTATAATGGGTTCATACGAAAGGAAATCAATGCCTGTCTCTCACGAAATCAAATCTCAACTTGCCAAACTGCTTGCTACTGAAGATCTGGTGGTTGAGCACAAGAAAGTTTCTACTGCTTGCTTTAATGTTCATACTCGTGTTCTTACGCTTCCTCTGTGGGAGAAGGCAAGTAATCTTGTGTATGACCTTCTCGTGGGTCATGAAGTGGGTCATGCTCTCTTCACTCCCGATGAGGATTGGTTGGAGACTGTAAAAGTTCCTCAGCAGTTTGTGAATGTGGTCGAAGACGCACGTATTGAGAAACTGATGAAACGCAAGTACATGGGTCTTGCCAAAACGTTTTTCAACGGTTATAAAGAACTGAATGAAGAGGACTTCTTTCAACTTGCGGATGAAAACATTTCAAAATTTAATCTTGCAGATCGTGCTAATCTTTACTTCAAGGTTGGAAACTTTGTAACTCTTGATTTCAATCCAGAAGAGAAAGAAATCATTGATCTAATCGCTGCAACTGAAACCTTTGCAGATGTTCTGGTTGCTGCCGAAGAACTGTATAAGTATTGTAAGAAAGAAAAAGAACAGCAACAGAAAGTTTTTGACTTTGATTCTCATCAACAACAAGGTGACTCTAATTCTTCTGCGAATGAGATGTCGGAAGAACAACCAAATGATGAGCAAGAAGATCAATCTGATTCTTCACAACCAGAACAATCTGACGAAACTGGATCTTCTTCTGGAGATCAAACGCAAGATAATTCTCAAGTTCCTGATAAGGATCCAGAGATTCGTACTGCTGAATCTCTTCAGGATAAAATTCGTGATCTTGTCGGTATGAACGATCAAGAGAATGTTTATGTGGAAATTCCTCAAGTAAATCTTGATACTGTGATTGCAAGTAATTCTGAAGTTCATGAAGAAATTGATAATTCTTTTAAGATGCAGCAAAAAAATAATAATGAAATTGCAACTGAACGTAACATTTCTTCCTGCAATCTATTTGCGAAACCAGACTCGGAGTATCGCAAGTTTAAAGTTGCTGCACAGAAGGAAGTCAATTATCTGGTGAAGGAGTTTGAGTGTCGTAAGGCAGCAGATGCTTATTCCCGTGCTTCTACTGCTCGCACTGGAGTTCTTGATACCGCTCGTCTTCATTCGTACAAGTATAATGAAGATCTCTTTAAGAAAGTTACTGTAATTCCTGATGGAAAGAATCATGGACTAGTTTTTATTCTGGACTGGTCTGGATCTATGCAAAATGTTCTTCTCGATACTTGCAAACAACTTTTTAATTTGATTTGGTTCTGCAAAAAAGTTGCGATTCCGTTTGAGGTTTATGCCTTTACAAATGAATGGAGTCGTTGTCGGTATGATTATGATGAGCAACGTTATGTTCCTGCAGATTTTGATTGTCATTATCAAAAAAAGGAAGGTTTGCTTTGTGTAGAAGATCAATTTTCACTCATGAATCTTTTTACCAGTAAGGTTTCTGGTAGAGAACTGGAGCATCAGATGATGAACATTTGGAGGCTTGCTATGTGTTTTATCAACACTTATACTTGCGAATACACTTACCCATCCCGTTTGTGTCTGTCTGGCACTCCTTTGAATGAAGCACTGATTTGTCTTCATCAGATTCTTCCCAAGTTTCAACGTGAGAATAAACTTCAAAAGGTTCAATGTATTGTTTTGACTGATGGTGAAGCATCTTACATTCCTTATCATCAAGAAGTTAAACGTGCTTGGGAAAAAGAATCTCATCTTGGAACTCGTCACGTAAATCCCAATAGTGCGTTTCTTCGTGATCGCAAACTTGGAACCACTTATAAGTTTGGTTATGGGTATCATGAATTTACCGATATTCTTCTTCGTAACCTAAAAGATAAGTTTCCTACCACTAATTTTATTGGTATTCGTGTTCTTTCTGGTCGTGATGTAAATCGTTTTATTGGTCTTTATCATTCTCTTTCTGATAAGGACTACAAACAATACATTAAAATTCAAGAAGATTGGAAAAAACTGAAGAGTTTTACCATCACCAAATCTGGTTATCATGCATACTTCGGTCTCTCTTCATCGGCACTTTCGCAGGATGCTGACTTTGAAGTTGCTGAATGTGCAACCAAGGCACAGATCAAATCTGCATTTGTTAAATCACTTAAAGTCAAAAAGTTTAACAAAAAAGTTCTTGGTGAGTTCATTTCTCTTGTTGCCTAAATACCTAAAAAAGTTCATACAAATGAAGACCTTTAAGGAATTTATCTCTGAAGCAAGAGACTTAAATGAAACCTCACTTACTCGTGTAATGAGTAAATCAAAAAAGGGTGGCATGGCAATTATGTCAGCTCAACGTGGTGACAAATCCAAAGCAGAAAACAAAGCACGTTCACGGCAACTTGAACGTGATATTAGAGGTGCTGGACTTCCTGGTCCTACAAAAGTCTCTGGTAGATATACAGAGAATCCAGGCACCTCACAGGAGAGAAAAGTGGGTGAAAAATCTCATATTGTCACTCCAGGAAAAATGGGTAAAAGAAAGTTTAAAAGAGTAATTGAAAAATTAGGAAAAAAATATGATCAGGATTCTGTTCTGATTCAACGCAAACCAGGTGGAAGTGCTACACTTAAAGGAACTTCAGACACCTCCTTCCCAGGAAGAGGAAAGAATGTTAAAATAGGAAGCATGAAACCTGGTAGAACTGGTGAGTTTGATACCAAAGTCAAAAAGAAAACATTTACCGTTGAGGATTAAAATGAAATCTAAATTTCCGTTAGAGCATGTAGTCAAATACGACACCAAAGAAGTATGGGTCATTTGTGACAGTGCAATTACTGCAATGGGTGTTTCTGCAATAGTGGAGAAGTTTTACCCTGGATATAAAGGAAAAATTGCGAGCAGAGAATTATTTGAGAATCTAAAAAACCAATTAGTAAACTGACCACTGGGGGTTCCACGACCCCCTTTTTTGTTTTATAATGACTTCAGTTGAAAAAACCCTCACATTATGTCCCGCATTCAAATGACCGACGATCAAATTCTTACCGATCTCAAGAACACTTTTGGCGGCAACATCACTGCTGCTGATGTTCGTGGTTATTGTGCATCTAAAAATCTTTCCTATCCTACTGTAACCAAACGACTTGAATCCTTTAAAGTTAGTCGTGGTAAGTGGAATCTGGAAGTAACTCAAGAAAAAGTTCAGGAGATCGAACGTACCTTTAATTCCGTTTCTGTTCTTCCTGAAGTTCATCAAAATCTTATTCCTCAAAAAGATGATACCTTCGTCAAGTTTGGCAATTTTAATGACGTTAAGAAAATTATTCAGTCCCGTCTTTTTTATCCTACGTTCATTACGGGTCTTTCGGGTAATGGTAAAACGTTCAGTGTGGAGCAAGCGTGTTCTCAACTGGGTCGTGAATTGATCCGTGTAAACATTACGATTGAAACTGATGAAGATGATCTTATTGGTGGTTTTCGTCTTGTTAATGGTGAAACTGCTTGGCACAACGGACCAGTCATCGAAGCACTTGAACGAGGTGCTGTGCTACTCCTGGACGAAATCGACCTCGCCAGCAACAAAATCCTTTGTCTGCAATCCGTACTTGAGGGAAAGGGGGTCTTTCTGAAGAAGATTGGTCGGTTCGTCAAACCTGCTGCTGGTTTTAATGTGATTGCAACTGCCAACACTAAGGGTAAGGGTTCTGACGACGGTCGTTTCATCGGCACCAACGTACTCAACGAAGCATTCCTGGAACGGTTTCCTGTGACCTTTGAGCAGTCCTATCCTGCTCCTGCTACCGAACAGAAGATTCTGGAAGGTATTGCTCTGGATCTTGGTGTGGAAGACCGTGACTTCTGCAAGAGGTTGGTTGATTGGGGTGACATTATTCGTAAAACCTTCTATGATGGTGGTATTGAAGAAATCATCAGCACTCGTCGTCTGGTTCACATCATTCGTGCTTACAGCATCTTTCAAAACAAGGCAAAGGCAATTCAAGTTTGTGTAAATCGTTTTGACGATGAGACCAAACAAGCATTTCTGGAACTTTATGATAAGGTTGATGCTGATTTTCAAATGCCTCAACTAACCATTGAAACCATTGACAAATATCAAACAATCTGATAAGATTGGGGAAGGTAAAAATGTGCTTTCCCCTTCACTATGAATAAATTTACTCTCACTATGAATGAACATAGTGGAATGATTGACATTACAAAAACTCCTGTTGTTATGACTGAAAAAACAAATCATCTCTGGAAATACAATGAAGATAAAATCCTTAAGGACATTGAGGATTATGTGACCAGCACTTATGGAAGTCACTACTGCGGTCACAATCAAGAGTATAGTGAAATTCAAACGATTGATCTGATGGCAGCAAAAGATCTGGCAGCACATTTTTGTCAGGCAAACATTCTGAAGTATGGCAGTCGTTATGGGGATAAGGATGGTCGCAACAAACGTGATTTGATGAAAGTCATTCACTATGCTATGCTACTGCTTCACTTTGATGGGCACTATTCTCGTCAAGATAATGGACTTACTGAATTTCGTTGATGATTATGAAACTGAAAGACAAAACTATGAAACTGTCAAAAACTACGATTGAGATTCTAAGAAATTTTTCTTCAATCAATCAGTCAATTTTGTTTAAAACAGGAAATAAATTGCGAACAATTTCTATTGCAAAAAACATTTTAGCAGAAGCAGTAATTGATGAAGAATTTCCAAAAGACTTTGGCATCTATGATTTGAATCAATTTCTCAATGGAATTTCTTTGTATGATCAAGCAGAACTTGATTTTCAAAATGAAAGTTATGTCTTCTTAAAGGAAGGCAAATCTAGAACAAAATACTTTTTTGCAGATCCATCTGTAATTGTTAGTCCCCCAGAAAAAGATTTAGTTCTTCCATCTCAAGATGTTTGGTTTACCTTGAACACTTCTCAAATGAAACAGTTGCAAAAAGCAGCTGCTATTTACGATTTGGATGATTTTTCTGCTATTGGTGAAAACGGTGTTGTGCGATTGGTTGTAAGAGATAAAGAAAATAGTACTTCCAATGATTTTTCTATCGTTGTTGGTGAAACTGCAAATAATTTTACGTTCAATTTTAAAGTAGAAAATATTAAAGTTATTCCTGGAACTTACGATGTAATAATTTCAAAACATCTTCTTTCTAAATTTACAAATAAGGACTACAATCTAAATTATCACATTGCATTAGAACCAGATTCTGTATTTGAGTGATGAAATTTCTTTATTATCTTAACAAATACTGTTTCTAATGAATATCTTCGTAACATCTCCTTGGCCTGCTGAAAGTGCCATTTGCCTTCCTGATAAACACATTGTTAAGATGCCCCTAGAGTGCTGTCAGATGCTTTCCATCGTGGCATCGGAAAAGTGGGGTTATGGATACGGAACCCTTCCTAAGACCGATGGAACACCCTACAAGACAGATAAAGGAGCATTTAGGAATCATCCCTGTACCAAATGGGCATTAGAAAGTATTCATAATGCCTACTGGTTGATTAAACACGGTATGAACCTCTGTGACGAATACACACTTCGTTATGGTAAGGTTCATTCCTGCTACAAAACACTTGTAGATGCCTTTTATCTGTTTCCTCGTGGTAAAATAGACAAGGTAGAACACTTTGTTCGTGCGATGCCCGATGAGTTTAAACTGGACACAACTATTGACACTTTTACTGCTTACAAGATGTACATTAGCAGCAAACCTTGGGTTGCATCTAATTATCTTCGTATGCCAAAAAGAAAACCTGATTGGATTTAAATAAATTATGACAAGTGAATTCCTTTTTGTGGAGAAGTACCGTCCTCAAGTAATTGATGACTGTATTCTTCCTGATGAAACTAAAAAAACCTTTAAAGAGTTTGTGGCAAAGGGTGAGATCCCAAATCTCCTTCTTGCTGGACCTCCTGGTATTGGTAAAACTACAATCGCAAAAGCACTATGTAATGAACTGGGGGCAGATTTTTATGTCATCAACGGATCCGACGAAGGACGTTTCCTGGATACTGTACGGAACCAAGCAAAGAACTTTGCTTCGACTGTCTCACTTACGGGATCTTCTAAACATAAAGTCATCATCATTGACGAAGCAGACAATACGGGGAATGATGTTCAACTCCTTCTACGGGCAAATATTGAGACATTTTATAACAACTGCCGATTCATCTTCACCTGTAACTACAAGAACAAAATCATCGAACCCCTCCACTCCCGATGTGCCGTCATTGACTTCACAATCAAAGGGAAACAAAAAGCCCAGTTGGCAGGATCCTTCTTCAAGCGTCTACAAAACATCCTGGATGCGGAAAGGATCGAGTATGATCAAAAAGTCGTTGCAGAACTTGTATCCAAACATTTTCCCGATTTCAGACGAGTCCTCAACGAATGTCAAAGGTACTCTACGGGAGGGCAAATTGATGCAGGCATTCTTGCATCTTTCTCAGACATCTCAGTAAATGAACTCACAAAATATCTCAAAGATAAGAACTTCACGGAGGTTCGTAAGTGGGTTGTTTCTAACTTGGATAATGACTCTTCTGTTATTCTTCGAAGGGTTTATGATGCTCTCTATGATGCTCTCGTGCCTGCTTCTATTCCTGCTGCCGTTCTTGTTATTGCCAAGTATCAGTATCAAATTGCTTTTGTTGCAGACCAGGAAATAAATCTTCTTGCTGCCCTTACTGAACTAATGTGTGAGGTTGAGTTTAAATGAAAGTAAAAACTTTTCCGTTAAAAACTTGTCTTAGATATCCTGGTGGTAAATCAAAGGCAACGAAGACACTATCACCTTGGTATCCTGAAAATTTTAAAGAATATCGGGAACCTTTTATTGGAGGTGGTTCTGTTGCTTTTTATACAACACAAGCATATCCAGATGTTCCTATTTGGATCAATGATTTGTATGTTCCTCTTTACAATTTCTGGGTTCAACTTCGAGATCGTGGTGAAGAACTTTCAGAACGATTGAAAGAACTTAAAACTAAAGTCTCTGATTTTTCGACTCAGGATGAAAAAGATGCTGCCCATCAAGAATTGTTTAATCAAACAAAGATAGACATCAATTCTCAGAAAGGATTGGATCGTGCATCAAGTTTTTTTATTCTTAACAAATGTAGTTTTTCAGGTTTAACTGAAAACAGCACTTTTTCGGTGACTGCTTCTCGTTCTAATTTTTCTTTTGTTGGCATTGAAAAACTCAAAGATTATTCTAAATTGATGAAGAATTGGAAGATTACAAACATTGATTATTCTGAAGTAATGAATGCTCCTGGAAAAGATGTGTTTGTTTTTCTTGATCCACCTTATGACATTAAAGATTTTCTTTATGGAAAAAATCGTGAGATGCATAAATCATTTGATCATGATTTGTTTGCAGAAAATGTTTATAAGTGTCCGCACAAGTTTATGATTACTTATAACGTAAATGATAGATTGATCGAATTATATAAAGACTATTATCTTCGTGAATGGAAACTTCGTTATTCGATGGCTCACCGTGGTGAAAAAGGAACTGATGAAAACATAAAGACTGAATTGCTAGTTACCAGTTATCCTACAGAAAAAATTAACTCACTGGAGAGTATTCTTTATGCCTGAACTAAAAGATTGGTTGAACTCGATTAATTTTAC